ACCTCTTCCACCGGGGAATCCTTCAACAAGGCAAGAACCGTCTCGTCCACGTAATCCCAGCCCAGCAGCTCGGAATCCTCTACATTCAACTCTACCTTGTAATTGGAAGGCATGCCCGTCCTCACCTCTATCTCGTCCAGATGGTCAAGCAGAGAAAGCATGAAGCCTTCCAGTTGTTCCAGCTTCTCCCGCTCCTGGGGGTACGTCTCCGCGTATTTCCTGTTAGTATCAATTTCATCATGCAACTCCATGACGATGTCTAAAACAGTCATGCTTCCTCTGGCGGCATCAACCAAATCGCCAAGAACAGACCAGGCGATATCTGACGCGTCCTCCTTCGCCTCCGGCAGGGCATCCTTCGGCAAAAAACTGCCTACCAGGGATCGTTGCATCACTTCTATAACGCCAGTCTCCACCTCCCGGAACTTCCATGTCGCCTTATCCTGCGCGAACTGGTTCATATAACTCCGGTTCACCTTCGGATTCTCCGCAAAATACAGCCCCCAGCCATACGCCTGCGCTCCTTCTCCTTTACCCATGAACGCCGTATCAAACTTGCGAAAACTGTGAGGGGAAGCATGCAGGGCAGTAATGGAGAACGTCACCCCCGGTTCCGTGATCACCGCGTTGCCCGCTTCAAAATGGCCGTCATGGAACAAACCCTGTTCCTGTGCCGAGGCAATGGAAAAAGCAACAATCGCCTCACCTAGGAACTCCAGCGTATCATTAAACGGCACAGCTTCCCGTTCCCGTGCCGTCATATCCCGGCGCTTCTCCACATTCCTTGCCTCTATTTCCCCGGCCAGACGCTGGTAAAGGTCAAACGGCTCCAAATCCTTCAATTGCCGCACAACAGCTTCTTTCCCCCTGTAGAGCTTTTCCAGCTCCTGCCAGATCCTCTTTTCCTCCCCGGGAAACCTCATCTTGCGGGAAACCGTTGCCTTCACCATCTCAATCTGTCGGTCTATCTGCTCTATGGTGACAGCATCCACATTCACCCCGCCGCGGAGCAACATCCCGGCGTAACAAATCGGCAATTCGCAACCTTCGGCATCTTTCCCCATCGTTAATTTGCCGTACTCCGCATCCTGTGCGACAAGCTTATTATACTCCTTCAAAAGCAACTCAATAGCCTGCCTGGCCATCACATCTACATCCATCACCTCATGCACGGCAAACCGCTCGGACATCTTCTTAATAGCCTTCGGATTCCTTATCAACCTGCGTATCCGGCCTAAAGCGTCCAAAGCCGCATCACGGGCTAAAAGCCAACTCCTGCGCCTCGTCTTCGCAATAATATCCCCTGTGATCCTGTTGCGTTGATAGGTAAGAACCCTCTCCGCAAAGCCAGAATCCCCCCCCTCGGCAAAACCCTCATATTCCTGAATCGCATGTTGAATCTCATGAAGCAACGTGGAACGCTGATTCCAAAGCGGCCCCAGGCTGGACAAATTGATGGCAATGGAGTCATCCTGGGGATCATACCATCCTGCCTCCTGCCGGTTGCGGTCCTTAAACACATAAACAGACATCTTCTTCAAGCGGGGATAGGCATCATACAACTCGGAATAATCCAAATAATCTGACAAAACGCCTTCCTTCCTTGGATTCTTCAAATAGCGTATATCCTCCGCCAAAAGATCCAGTCTGGAAAGATAAGGCATTCCAGGCGCAGTCTTCAGCTGTGCCTGGCTTGCGTCAATCTCCGCCCGCAACTTGCCGTCATCCCTTCCGGCGAAAGCCTTATCGGCATACTTTCCCCAAGTGGCCGCATTCGGGCCTATCACGGAAAACGTAATATCCGGATTCTTCGGATCAAACGTCCCCCGGTTATCCGTGGAGGACTTGATCTGATTCGGCTCAAAGGCAATGTACTCCGTCCATTTACCCAGTACAGCAATGAGTCCATCATGTCCTCTTTCTTGAGCGCTACCGGCTATCTGGGCCGCTCCTCTCGCATACGGCCGGAATATTCCAAACCTGTCATCTTCATGAAAATTCCCATCCCAAATATTTAAATAATCGCCTATCTCTTCAGCAGACTTGTAATCATTAAAAATAAAAGGATTCCTGAAATTCAGAAACAGAGCCAGCTTCTTGTTCCCGTACGGAGTATTCTCCATATTGGTAAAATAAAATCCTCTACCCCATATACCATAATCAGTAGCAGATCCAATCTTGGCCTTGTCAAACACCGTGAAATCACCGTATGTCCCATGATACACCACCCTCGGCTCCCCATTCTCGTCCACCACCTTGGAAGCGTTCTCCGGGTCATGCTCCCAATCGCCAAACCAACTCTTAAACGCCGCCGTGCGCACGGAAAGCCACTGGTCTTCCGTCAGATTCGTTTCCTTCCCATTCGGGGCCTTCATGAACGTCCCGTCAGCGACCACCTTCTTCCTGATGGACGCCTTTTCCTTCTCGACAAACGAACGATAGGAAGATAAATTACGGGTAGAAACCCCGTCCTTAAAGGGTGTAGGTAGGCGGCCTTCCCGGCTAGCAGCTCCCCTAGCGGCGGGGTTTTCTATAGTCAATTCCAGCGTGTAAAGAACGTTACCTTCCTGTTCCTTAACGTATTTGATTGCTGTAACATTAACATCAAACGCTCCTATCCCTTCAATATCTACTGTATTGAAAAAATGATAGGCTCCGGCTTTTGAGGCATCTTGTTTATACGCCTCTTCAAAAAATCCATCCTCCGCATTCTCAAACAACTCGTGAATGCGGGCCGTAGCCGTATAATGAACCCTCCGGGCCTCCTCCGCGGAAAACCCAAGCGCCTTCAAATTCGCCACGGACATTTGGGCCGCCCCGGCCTTGCCCACCGTCTTGCCGGAAACGCGTGCCTCAATCACAGCCTCAATCCCCGTATTTTTATTAACGAACACCTTGCCCTGCAACGGCTTCAACCTCGCCCGCATCTCGGCGGCGGTAGTGATCACCTCCCCGGAAGGAATGGACACCAGGGAAAAATTCGCTGCGGGAGCCTCATCTTCCGCAGGGGCGGCCCCCCTCGCCAGCGCCGCGTCCAGCATCCGGCTCACATCCTGGGAAAGCTGCAACATCCCCGTATCGGCGGAAACCGCCTCCTGTTCCGGCGCCTCCAAAGGAAGAACCCCGTTCTCCCGGTCCACCTCCTCCCGCGTCTTCACCCCCAGCTCCACCATCACGGCGTCATTGGCCTCCTTAATCAAATCCTCATGCAGGCCAAAGTTCTGCCATCGGGCCCTCTGCGCCTTCAAATCCTTCACCACGGCCTCCAGCGCGGCGGCGTCCTTCACATCCACGCCATACTTTTTAGCCGTCTCCGGGCGTCTGCTCGCCCCGCTGATGGAAGAAATCTCCTTCGTCAGCTCGCTCACGCGGGCGGCGGCGTACTGCGCCAGCCTTGCAAAATACTCCTCCGCGTGGGAATTGCCGAACAAATCCGTCTCAAACGTCATCCCGGCCGCCTCCGCCAGCCCGCGGATGCGGTCCATATTCGCGGCCACCTGCATCACGGCAAAAGCCTGTTGCCAGCTCTTCCCCTCCATCAGGGCCCGCAGCCCGGCCCGCTGCACCTCGGTCTGATTGCGGAACGCCATCGCCACCCGCCAGGCGTCATCCGGGGAAACCAGCTCATTGCCCAGCGCGTCCAGCAAATCGGAACAGCCGTACATGCCCAGTTCCACCCCGCGCCGGGACTGTCCCTTGCGGAAAATCCCCCTCTCCACAGCCTCCTCCTTCGTCAACCCTTTCTGGCTCACGTACCGGGCAATCTCAAACAGGGAAGCCTGCCCGTCCCGGATATTATTCTCCACGTCATGCGTCTGCGCCCAATCCAAATCAAACCCGGCCGCCTCATCATACACCGTGCAATTAATATCCTCATCCGTGCAGGCGTTAAAACGGTGCCGTCCGCTGATCACCTGTAAAGAACCATCCTCCCGCCGCCACACGGAAATCGGCGCGGCGTTGCGCTGCCACGCCCCCACAATCGGATTCACCACCCCGGTCTGCTCATCCGCGCCCTGCTTAAACTGGGGCACATCCGGGCAAAGCGTCAGCTTATTTTTATCAATAAACCCAAGGCGCACCCCCTCCTGAACCTCAATAAACGCCCCGTTAAACACCCCTGACCCATCCGGCTCGCCCAGCGCCTCCACGCGGGCCTGCTCCCGCTCGCGCCGCGCCTCCTGCGCCTCCGGGGAATTCTCCGGCGCCCGCGCCTCATCCTCGGCCTCCTTCCGGCGCTCCTCATCCTCCTTCCTGCTCTCCGCCAGCTCATCCTCCAGCGTCCGGGCCTCCGTCGCCACGCCCGCGCCAAACATCGCGTCCAGCTCCGCCTGCGCTCTGGCCCGCTCCATGGACAACTCCATCAAATCCCCCTGCTGGTCCCGGTACAGGGCATTCCCCGCATCCAGCATCACCGCCAGCGCCTGCCTGACCGGCAGGGTAAACACTCCCTGTTCCTCCGCCTGGCGCACCATCTCGCCCAGCTGCACGCGCGCCTTGAAAGCCCCCAGGAACTTCACCAGGTGATTCAGCAGCTTCCGCAGCCAGGAGGGCAGGGAAGGATGATTCACCGCGTCCGCCAGCCAGCGGGAACGCCCAATCTTGGAAAAAGCCTCAATCGCGTCATGCCCCGTCACCGGCTTCCCGGCGTCCAGGTGAATAAACTGCATCTCCTCCCCACGCGCCTCCGGGAACAACTCATTCATTGCCCTCTGCGCCTCCTGGAGCATCGCGCCGAACTCGCCCCAGGTCAAACCCTGCTCCGCCTGCCAGGAGATGACAGCCTGTTCCATCGTTTCCTCCATCAAATCCTCCACCGTCGCATTCCCGCGGGCATACCTCAACACCCGGCGGAACGTATCTCCCCGGCGGACCTTCGTCACATAAGCGTTGGAAAACGGGGCATCCATGGCCGGAACCTTGAACTCCGGGTTCCGGGCCTGTTCCGTCCTGATGCGTTCCTGGGCTTCCTCCCATGTCTTCACAAGAGTTCCCAGCGGAAGATGCTCGCTCAACGAAGCATCCATGCGGGCGGCGGCATCCTCATAACTCACCCCCTCCGCCTCCAGGGCGCGGATAGCGGCCATCGCCATATCCGCGCGGGCCTTCATCTGCCCCAGCGTCTCCGGGGCAATCACCACCCGTTCGGCTCCGGTCTTCTCATCCGTCACTGTGCGCGTGATCACCTCCGCCGCGTCAAAACGCCCCTGGGCCAGGGCCTGTCTCACCGTCACGTCCCCGGCCAGCAAATGCTGCGTGTAGAGGATGTCACTCTCCACTTGCTCGCTCACAAACGCCTGTAAATAAGCCGTCATCTGCTCGCCGTCCATCAGCGTGTAAGAAGGGGCGTCCTCTTCCTCTCCCTCTCTGGAGACGGAAGCATCCTCCCGCGGCGCTTTCGTGCTGCGCGCCGGAGCATACACCCGGAACATCCCCTCCTGTTCCGCCGGCTCCACCCGCGGCACCATGCCGGCATCCTCGGCAGCCCGCCACGCGTCCAGCTCCCGCAAAGACTCAATGCGCTCCCCGGAAAGGCGTTCTCCGGCAGCCGCGCTCGCCCGCTCCAGGGAAGACTGCGGATCCTCCATCCAGGAATCATGCAAATTGGCAAGGGCCTTATTCAAAAAACCTTCGGCGGTCTTTTCCTCCCTGGCCTCCAGATACCCCTGGGCCGTGCCTCCCAACGCTTCATAATTCTTCAGGGAAAGCCTGAACTCCCTGGCGGCCCGGCTCAACTGGGAATAATTCAATCCGGACAATCCAAAACTGAACGCCAGCAGGGCAAGCCCCTGTTCCCCGGAAGTCATCTGGGAAAGCTCACTGGCGTATTGATCCCATGTCTGCTTGCCGCGCTCATCATCCAGCAGGGGATTGATGGCCGATCTCATTAAATAGCCGGCCGTGGGTTCCAAAATGCCTTCTTCCACCGTCCCGGCCACCCCTTGCAGCGCATACTGGGCCGCCGGACTGCCGGAAACCTGCGCCCTCACTCCGGCCCCCTTCTTGGTTCGGAGCAGCTTTCGGACTCCCTTGTAAAGAGGCGTTGCCCTGAACAACCCGTGAAACCCGATCATTTCCTCCGCCGCGTCCGCCGCCCCGAACCAGAAAGCGCGCTTCTCAATCTCGTCCACGTCCAGCCCCAGCATGTACCCTTCTTCACGCCGCCTTTGCATGGACGTATTCAGGCCAATGAGCGGTCCGGCGTAAGGAAGAAACCAGGGCGCCGTGTCCCCCGTCATGCTGCCCAGGTGGTAGCCCACCTTGCTTAAAGAGGAAGCCTCGTCGCTGGAAAAGTAATCATCTTCCCCTCCCTCAAGAGCGGTAGTCAGGGCGGAAAAAATCCTGCTGCGCTTTTGCTGCAATTCGCGGCGCTCCTGCTCATGGACTCCTGCCAACTCAAAAGCTTCCGCGTCGGACAGTCCCATCTGCCGGGCCTTGGCAACGGATACCTGTAAAGCCGCCGCTTTCATTCGGGCATCCTCATGGGAACGCATATTCTGCAACGCCCTTTCCAGGGAACGCTTCGTCTTCACCCCAGCCACCTTGCCGGTCATGAACAAGCCGGAAGCCATCTTAGCGTTCTGAATCGGCTGACCTGCCACGGCCATCACCCATGGATTGGAATTCTCCATCACCTCCTGGTATGCCTCATCCGCCCTCTTTTCCGCGTCGCCCATGCCCAGCCGGTCATGGGCCGTGCTCCTGGATCTGTTTCTCAACAAATTGCAAAGCATCATCAAGGCATCGTCATCATTCCCGATGATGCCAAACAAATCATCGGCAATGTCATCATGATACAGCCTGGAATCCTGCTCAAACGCTTCCATGAGGCGTACTCCGCGCCTGGCCTTCTCCATGCTCGCCACACTCACCCCGGCATGAAACAACGCCATTCGCTCATCGGCGGAAAGAGAATCCTGCTCTCCGCTCACGTAGCGGCTCACCACTCCATTAAGATCGCTGATCCTGCGTTCACGCTCCACGCGCTGGCGGTCTTCCCTCTCCACAATATCCTTGCCGCGTTCCGCAAAGTCCTTCCACACCTGTTCCGGGGAGACAATGCCCTTGCCCCACAAATCATGAGTATTCTTGTAAATCTGAAATCCAACATCTCTATCTCCATCTCCCAGAACTTCTTCCAACCACATACCCAGCATATAGGAACGATCTTCCTCATTAGCTGATTCAAGGCGGGAAACAGCATCTTCGCCCCAACGTTCAGCAATACGCTTCAACGCTTCCTGATCGTTTCTGCCTGCGCGCAGCAGGTTCATGACCATGTTCTGCCGGTCGCGCGCCTGTTCTCGTTTCCGTTCCTCCACACCCTTCATCAACATGGCCCCCTGGCGGCGCACGGAATCCATATCCCCCAACTGGGGATTGAAGGATTCGGAACCTTCTTCCTCCGCCGCTTCGGCATCCAGGGAAACCCCGGCTTCAAGACCGGCGCGTTCTTCCAGCCCATTCAATCCGCCGTCGTCAAACATCTGGACATCCTGCCGCCATTCGTCAACCAGCTTTGGAGAATCCGCCTTTGCCTGTTCCTGCGCCGGCGTCATCTCCGGCAGGTGAAATCCGGCGGCAGCCTCGCCCTCCGGCAGCGACAGGGAGGAAAAAGAAAGATCCAGAGGCATATCCGCAGCGTCGGCCCCGTCAAAGGAAAAATTGTCGTTCATAGTGAAAAATATTTATAATATGTTCAATGTTAAAATGATTTGTAATACTTGCTTACGCCGTTGACCCAATGCTTATTCAATCCGCGCGGATCATTCCCGGCTCCTGCCGGAGCGTACTTCCCGCCAATGGCGGCAATCGTCGTCAACCCCTGGTCCAGATAATGCTTCCTCAACAGGCGGGCGGCGTAATTAATGCTCTCTTCCACGGAGGAAAAAGCGCGCGGGCCGCCTCCATTCGGGCTGATTCCCATGGCGTTATTCTTGCGCAGGAAAGCGGCGCTCGTTCCCTTGCCGGTCTCGTGCATGGCAATAGCCATCAACAGCTTCGGATCCACGCCATACTTCCTTCCCGCATCATAAAAAGCCTGGCTGTACTGTCCCAGCCCCCCCAGCTTGGCGGCAGGCACCCTGGACTCTCCGGCATTCTGCTTCCAATCCTGGCTTCCCGGATATTCTCTCTTGAAAAACTCCCTCATTTCCGGGCTGGCAGGGGAAATCGTCACATTCGTATCCATCTTGGAAGAAAACGTCATCCGCAGCTTGCTGGCGCCGGACAGGGTAAGCTGGGGGGAACTCCCCCTGGTGTAGCCCACCACGGGCAGGGGCTTCCCGCGGCGGGAAGAAGAGGAAGAAGGAACCAGGGCGGCCAGTCCGGAAACGTCGTCGCCAAACCGCTGCCTCATGCTCTCCGGCAGAAGAATGCCGGCGGGCGCGTTCGTATTCACGGTATCTACGGAAACCATGGCAGGGAACGTAACCGGCTTGCGCAACATATCCTTCCGGCGCAGCGTCTGCTTCTCCCCTTCACTCAATAATTTGGGGCCAGCATTAAGCCGTTCGTCGTCCTCCATCTTCCATGTTGTAGAGACTCTTTGTCTTTCTTCATCCAATGTATGCCCGTATTTAACCGTCATCAAATCGGGCCGACCTGTTACATTTCTCAAGATCGCTTCAAGCATATCCTCCTGAATAGCAGAGGAAGGATCCTTATCATTATGACTGCTCTTATACCCTTCGAACCACGCCTCAAACCTTTCGCGCACAACCTTTTCGGTATTGGCAGCAAGATTTTTCTCAAGAGAAGCCAGACGCTCCTTCTTGTCTTTTTTCATCCATTCATCCTTGCTTTCGGCATTTTGACCGGAAGCTATAGCACTTTGCTTGTATAAAGCATAAGCCGCTTCGGATTCCTTGTGCATCATTCCCACTGAATTATTATAATCACTCTGCCTGTACAGCTTCATGCCGCTCATGTTCTGGAAACGATCACTCACTTTAAGCATCGGAACATCTGATTTTCTCCCCGCCCACTTATCCATGCGGTTCAAAATGTCTTTCTGGAACTCGGCTGACTTCCCGTAACGCTTGCACAGAAGGATCACATTTTCCTTCTTGCCCGCCAAATCGGGCCCTTCTTCTCCAGCCCTCACCATATCCGCAACCCGGTAAATGAAAGAATCAATCTGCGGAGCGCAGGCGCTGTAATCCCCGTCGCGCTCATAAACCGCATGAAACCCCAATTCTTCCTGATAGACGGGACCGGACAGCAAAGCATTCGTCACGGCCTGCCTGTCGTTCTTTGACTTAGGACGGGAAGCCGTCTGCTCGACTACCTCCGTAAGCCTGTTGTCGTCCTGGCGCCGCAAAGAACGCATCATCTCATCCTGTTCGGCAGCGGAAAAATACCCGTCCAGCTCCCCGCGGTTAATCATATCGGCGGCAAGATCCGGGTTAGTCGCGGCCAGGTTCTCAAAATGATGGCGGGAAGCCGTCTTCTTCCCTCTAAACAACAACAAATTTCCTTTAGCAGAATCAATAGCTCCTGCTCTTACACCTTCATGAACAAGATCTTCATACCAGCCCCAATTATTCGTTTCTTCGGCCAGTTTCAAACTGGAATTCAAGGCCGTTTCCTGCTTCTTCCTCGCCACCTCCTTGCCGCTGTCAAACAAATCATTCAACATCTTGTCCCCGGCGACAGCTGCCTTGAAGCGCATCTTCCGGGCAAGGTCAGGATTCAGAATCCCGCTGCCTATCCCCTGAAGCCTCTTCAAATAAGGAGACGCAAAATTATTTAACGCCTTCTTGCTGAAATTCCCCCTCTCATCGAAAAACGCATCAGGATCCCCGTCGGGAAGCTGCAGCCTCCTCCTGGCTTCACTGCCCACCTCGTCCTGCGTCTGCA